AAATTACGTAATTTTGCCCCAATTTAATAAAGTATTCTCGGGAAAGTAAAATATAAGAAAACTTATTGATTTTTGGGCAGAATTACGTAATAATTTAAAAATTGCGTAATAAGTATAGATAATATTATTGGACTTTTCCTAAACCTTTAACTAATTGAATTTCTTTTTCTGCTATCATTACCATAGGATAACTTTTTAAAATGGTTATTGCTCGTCCTTCAACATTATCAATTGCTTCAATTTGTTTTTTATTAAGTCCGAGATACTGATTTAATAAATATGTTTTAGTTCTACCACCTAATGTAGCATTGAAGAACGTAATTGAATGCGCCTCATTTAATATTCCTTTTGTTTCAACACCATTACAAGCTATATGACTTAAATAAATTAAACTGGTATGTGTATGTCTTCCTGTATTCAAAATTTTTGTTAATAATTCTTTTAATTTTAATTTCATTTTTTTATCTGTAATACAATCAACATCATCCCAAATTGTAAGACTATTTTTAAAATCTTCACATTCTAAAGTTTCTTCTAAAAAATCATCATTTAATAATATTCTTTTTATTCCTTTTACTCTATCAATAGAACTATCATCGGATAAATAACTTAATAAATATATTTTATTTTTTGGATATAATAATCTATATTCTTCTGCTAATTTTGAAGCGAAATAAGATTTACCAGAACCCGAGGCACCTACAATATAAGAGATAAAACGATTTTGTTTTGTATTTGGGACATATTGAAATTCACCATTTTTTATTTTTATTTCTTTATAATTATTCGTTGATTCACTTTTTTCATCTAAATATACATATTTACATTTCTTTTTATCATCTTTTATTTTTGCTATTTTTATACCATCCTGTTCATAGTTTAGACTCCCCATTCTTTTATTTATATATATATATATATATAGATAAAAAAATTACATTAGATATTTTTTATTTTTTCTTTTATCTTTTTATCAAATTTTTTTATTAAACCTCCTATACCTGTTTCTACATGTTTTTCTTCATTTTTTGCTTGAATATCTTTTTTTTTAAAATTATTTAAAACAATTTGTTCTAATTTCTTAGCGTTATTTTGTAAATCATTATCATAATTAAATGCTTTTTTAAAAGATTTTTTGATGCGTGCCATTATATATATATACAATATATATTTATTTTTTACAAATAAATATATATTTTTAAAAAATTATCTTTATCACTACAAAATTATTTAAAGAAGAAGATACTCAGCGCTAAAATTATTTGTAATCATACCAATTTTTGAACAACTGAAATCAACAGCATTTAAAGCACTCCCGCTATTTGTTCCAAATGCTATAAATAAAATTACATCAGTATCAGCATATGTTCCTCTTGGATTATTTACAGTTGATGGACTCATACTTATTTGATTTTGAATCCCTATACTATTTGGTGTAAATGATAAACTTTTAATATTCATAAACATTTGACAGGTTTGATTTGCGGTTGAATTTGAATCAGGGACATAAGTCATAGATGAATGATACCACGAAGCGTAATCACCAGAACCAGTAGGACGAGTATATACAGTAAAGAATGGTAAATCACCAGTGCCTAAACAATTATTAAATATTTGATAATATAAACCTTTTAAATCTCCAACTGTTCCACCAATAATAGGAAAAGGTAGATACCAATTGATTTTCGCATTACTTGCCTGTGGTGATGCTTTTTTATACGCCCAACCTCCAAACCCATAAGTTGCTAAAAAAGGTGATGGTTGTGGTGCTATTGATGAATCCGCATAAATAGCAGGTGATGAAACTGTAATATTTGTAACAATATGTTTTTTTGCATTATCATTCAATGAAGTAAAAATACTAACACCATTAAAAGTTAAGTCATTAATTGTTAATATCGCTGTATCACTATTAATTTGGTTTTCTAATTTTAATTGAGTTGATGTCATTGTCGCATATCTTCTATTTATATCATCACCAGTTGCTACATTTTCTCCTCTTATATATGAACTTTTAGCAATAGAAGTATCTCTAACGACTAAATTATAACCATTTAATTCTGAATCAAAATATGCTCTTGTTGGGTCAATTAAGTTTAATTGATTAACATCCAAATTTAAAGCAGTTTTAGCGTTTGAATTTCTTAATAATACTGTATTAACCGTCATTATATCTCTATCAATTTTTAACATTTCTTTTGGGGCGTCTGTTGCCGATGCGTGTGAAAAAATATGACCACCTACTTTATTATTTGATACATTGAGATGATTAGATGCATTATTAGAATCAACAAAATGATAATGACCTTGACTTGTTCCAGTTGTTGAAGAAGGATAAGAAGAAAGAATAGGTGTTGCGGATATATTGGATGCGTGAACTCCTTGAACGTTTAATTGGTTGTTTGGTGCGAGGGTTGGGACAGACATTTTATATATATAATATAATTATATATTATTTTTCTGAAAAAATAATATATTATATGAAATAAATTTTCTATACTTATTACGCAATTTTTAAATTATTACGTAATTTTGCCCCAATTTAATAAAGTATTCTCGGGAAAGTAAAATATAAGAAAACTTATTGATTTTTGGGCAAAATTACGTAATTTCACAAACTTTATTTTATAAAAAAGAAAAACCAAAACCCCGTAAAATAATATGTTTGTTACCAGTTTTGTTTTATTATTTAAAATATGTTTATCGACCGATTTGTTTTTTTTGGTCTAAACGTTTTAATATATCCGGTTTATGTTCTGTTAAAAAATTATTAGTTTTATTATTTATTATTACATCTCTTTTAGTTGGTTTATGTAATAAACTTACTAAATCCATTTTACTTCTTATATTATATTCGTTATCTCTTTCTGTTTCTCCTAAATTAGCACCATTTAAATTAATAACTTCGTAAATTCTATTTGGAAATTCTTCATTTAATAAATTTGTAATTACTGCCGATTGTGAATGACCTACTAATATTACTTTATAATTTTTGTAATCATTAGTAATTTTAATAAATGCATCTCTCGCATGTTTAAAGCGTTTTGTATTTTTATATCTTCCGATTACATAACTAAAATTATTGCTCCAATCAAATAATGTATATGTTCCAATAAAATTAATTATTATTCTTTTTTCTTTTTCATTTACATATAATTGTATCTCTTTATCACTTACATTTTTTCTAAATACAAAACCATCATCTAAATCTTCTATTTCAGGGTATGAATAACCATTTTTTATGCTTTTATAAATAGTTTTTACAGGTAATGAACCACCTCTATTTTTTTTATATTCTAAAACTAATTCGACACCATTATTTAATTTTTTTGTCGAATAACTACTTCCTTTAGTTGGTTTAAATTGTCTAAATGAATAAAAATTTTTTCGTTGTGTTTCATCTATTTTTTTAAATTTAAAATGTTCTTTAACATAATTTATTGCTTCTTTTTTACTAAATTTATTTTTTGGAATTAAAACAGATTGAACATACGATGATTTTCCAGCTCCAATATCAAACCAATCTATTTCATCATCGTCATTATTTTCTAATTTATTAATCATATCATCATATTCTTTTAAAAAATCTTTTTCAATTGCTTCAACATTTATTTTAGGTGGTTCTATTCTCTTTTTTGGTTCTATATAATCTAAACCGAAATTTAATTTAAAATCATCTAAATCATCTAAATCTTCTTCATATATAGCATCTAAATTTGGTTGTATATATTTTTTAATTTGTTTTTTTATAACTTCCTCTACTTCTTTTTTTTTCTCTTTTATTTTTTTAATTATTTCTTTTTTATCTTTTTTATCAAAATTATGTAATATTAAATCAATTAATTCTTTTTTAGTGAATTTATTCATATGTATAATATATATAATATATATAATATATTATTTTTTATCAATTTTAATATAATTGTTCTGTATGGTGCTACTACTGGTGATAGATTTATATTATTAAGTAATAATAATATAAATTTATTTTTTATGTGCATCTCTATATTTTTTTGATTGTTCATTAATATATTCTTTTCTTTTTTGATAATCTTGTTTTTTTTGTTCTTTTATTTTTTCTTTATTTTCTTCTCTATATTTTTTACGCTGTTCTTTTATTTTTTCTTTATTTTCATCTTGATATTTTTTTTTTTGTTCTTTTAATTGTTCTTTATGTTCATCTCTATATTTTTTAGTTTGTTCTTTAATATGTTCTTTATTATTTTCAACATATATTTTTTGTTTTACTAAAATTACATCTTTATTTTTGTTATAATATTCTTTATCGCTATCTTCAATTTCTTTTAAAGTTCTTTTAGGTCTCATTTTATTAACACATTCAATAATATCAAAATAATATCTTTCACGAACTAATAACTCATCTTTAGAATTACAAGGGACTAATTCAACTAACTCAATAAAATAATCTCCATTTTCTAAAATTTGATTTGCTGTTGTTAATCCCTTATTTCTTTTATGTGCTATTCTATGACCTTTAAGTCTATCGGATAAATATTTTTGTGTAGTTGAACCGATATAAACTAAATTTGTTTTATTACAAACAATTTTATAAATCTTTCCATTTTGATATTTATTAATTTCTGTCATTTATAATTATATATATTAATTATTCTTTAAGTAGTTTTTTTTAGTTTTTTTTAGTTTTTTTTAGTTTTTTTTAGTTTTTTTTAGTTTTTTTTAGTATTTATTTTTTCATCCAATTTAACATATGTATTTGAAATTGTGCCACTACTAGTTCCCATATTTGTCGCTGTTTGTTTTAATTCTTCCATCTGTGGTTTAAATTTATCTGTGAGATATATTCCACGCAGGGCAGAAACGCCAATTTTTCTTTTAAAAATATGATTTAAAACTCTTGTAATATCATTAACTTGTTCTAATGGTTCGCCTTCATAATCTACTAATAAAAAATAATTTTTTTGCTTTCTATGTGGGTGTAATTTTAAATATTGTAATAAAATATTTTGTAGTTTTTCATTTACTGGTATTTCTTGTAAATTATATGTATGATTCGTTTTATAATTGAAAAAACAAAATTTAGCATCTGATGGAAAATAATAATTATACTTTTTATAATCATCCGGTAAATCTTTATTTGATTTAACTACTAACATTAATTGATAATCTTTATTACGTCTAGGTTGATTTAAAACATAAAGTGAAAAAATTATAAAAAATAGTATATCATCCCATTGTTTTTCATTTACTTTTTTTAATTTTAAAAGTGGTGAAAATTTTTCTTCATATTCATTATATATTTTTAAAACTTCATCTTGACTAATCCAATTTTCTTTCTGAGTTTCTGATTTAGTATTATTAACTTTTAAATCTTTATTTAACTCCATCATTTTATCATAATATATTTTATATATTTTTTGGAATTCTGGGAATTTCTTCAAAGTTGAAACAATACTAATTAAATACGTTCTTCTTGAATTTGGTTTAAGGTGTTCTATTTTTTTAAATATATTATCTGTTTTTTTTAGAAAATTATAATTTTTTATTGGTTCTCCATTATTCAATCTAATAAGATTTTTAGAATAAATATCTTTAGATGTCTCACTAATAACACGAGTTGTCATATTTTTATATATATATATATAAATTAGATATTAAATTATATATATTTATATATTTTTAAATTTTTATTCAGTGTAGAACACTGATAATTTATCATAATTACCACCGAATTTATTTACTTTTTTTTTTAAATAATTATGAAAATCATTTTGTTTTATTATACCTTCATTAAATAAAAAAATACGAATTATAACCCAACGCCCACAAGTCGTATGACTAGATGTCCATTTTTGATAATCAAAATGATTATAATTATGTTTAACTGGTTTTAATAAGTTTTCTAAATAATCCGTTTCTTCTCCGTATCTTTTTCTTTTTTCTGCTGATATAAATTGTAATTCTTGACTTACTGATAAACCGTAACTATCAAAAAATTCAAAATAATCTTTATATCTTAATAAACAAGTCCAATGACCAATTTTTATTCCATTTTTCATATCATCAGTATAAAATATAACACAATAATCTTTTTTTTTAGGTAATACTTCATAAATGTTTTTATAATTTCTCAAATCACTAAAATTTATTATTTTCAAATCATCACCAAGTATATTTTTCAAATCTTCGGAACTTACCATATAATTCATAATATAATATATAATAACAGCACAAAAAAATATTTTTATTTATTTTATAAATAAAGTTTTGTGAAATTACGTAATTTTGCCCCAATTTAATAAAGTATTCTCGGGAAAGTAAAATATAAGAAAACTTATTGATTTTTGGGCAGAATTACGTAATAATTTAAAAATTGCGTAATAAGTAT